TTTGACTCTTTTAATATACACGGGATTGATGCCCGTGGGGAGATTAGTGGACACTAGGTCAACTGGCACACTAGATTTTAATTGATGTCTACATTCTGCATAAATTGTGTTCCATGCTAAATCTTGTTCATCATTAAAATCATCCTCTTTATACATGTCATAAAAACAAATTGCATTAAGAATCATTTCCCAATCATGATTATCAAATTTATATTCAGGCATTTGCAAACCTACCATTGTTAAAGTTTGCATGTGAGAATTGCTCACGATTGACTAACTTAAACATACCAAACTCATTCATGCGAACATAACCTTCACCACCACACTGTTGGTTGCCGATGTATGCTTTCGGTCCATTATTACGGCAGAGATAAAGCATATCCTCCTTGATAGATTTGATGAGGAACCAGTAACTAATCAAACGAGAGTTAGTGAATGAATCAGGATCAACTTCACGACCTTCACGAATACAACGATTCAAATCAATCTTAATCTTTTCTGCTTCAAATGGTTCTGCAAATGTTACCAACTGGGACATCTGTCGTGCGAAACCAACAATCTCAGAGAAATCTTCATCAAGTTGCCATGCACGGGGTTGCACGAACTTACACGTCTCAGTATCATCAAACTCTTCCATTCCCACCATGTCATTGATAACATAGCAGTCCTTCATCTCATCATCAGTTGCATACAACGTGTGTGGTGCGATGATGATGTTCTGATCAATTATTTCATCAAAGATGTAAGTAATCGTATTGGGGCAAAAAGTATCATCACCACCAAACCCCATAAAATCACCTTGAACAATCCCGTCGTAATCAGGAAGGCAATCAAAACAGTGGTGTAATATATCAGCAACAACCCCAGAATGGTTGCGATCAATATCATCATGCGTTTCATTGATTTTGATCTTTACTTTATTGAAGACAGATTTTGTACCGACAAAGAAATTACCAGTCGCAGGATTAGTGCCCCAAACAATAGCAGGAGAACCATCAATTTTCACAGAAAGATCACTCTCAGCAAGGAACCAATCCAGGACAGTAAGATCACCAGTCAGAATGGAATCTTCAGGGTGTTGTAAGTGTGTGTTTTTCACTGATCAGAACTCCAGATAAGATTCGATTGCTTTGTTGATACCCTTAGACAAAGATGTAGGTGGTTCAATAACATCAAAGTCACCCAGATCACACTCGTAGTAGTCACCGAGTTTCAATTCAATCATCGCACCATCAGCACCATCTTGATAGAGAGATCGTGCATGTTCGTCTTCAACAACTGCTACACGACGAGCAGTAAGATCAACCACCAACATGTAATCAAATGTTTTCAACTGTTTAAAATCTTCAACAGTTTTCTTCTCACTGAGAAAAGATTTGACTTTGAACTTCTTAGTGGCATGAATGTCCTTACGTTTGTAGAACAAATTCTTGCCCATTTTCATCTCAATCTTGTCATCACCATAGACAAAATCGTAACCAGTCTGATCTACACGAACCAGACCAGAATACTTTGCAAGTGCTTTCTCAACAGCAGTTGCACGGGCAAAGTTATCAGCATTAGAGGAGAATCCTGGATCGTTGTAGAGAGAATCCACGACTCCAAACACTTTGCCCCATTCAACCTGGGATTCAAGATGATCAATTAAGTGCATGAGGTTGTGCTCCTTTGACTCTCTTAACATATAGCATCCATCAACGGATTGCAAGTGATGGTGTCCTGTTCGGCAACTGTCACACTCCCTATTCTTTCTTTTGCTTTTGCAAAATAGTCTGCATCTTTTTCAATACCAATAAATTTACGATTACACTTAACAGCAGCAACTCCAGTTGTACCTGATCCCATGCAATTATCCAAAACAGTTTCACCTTCATTACTATATGTTTTGATTAGATATTCCATCAAAGCAACAGGTTTTTGTGTTGGGTGAATTGCATTACGATCTAATCCAAATTCAATTATCTCAGAGGGATAATTTGTCCACTTCTGTTCATATTCAGTTTCATGTAAAAGTTTATTATTTGCACCCATATGTTCTGGTTGATGTAAAAACTTTCCTAAACGATTTGCATTATTTTTTTTCTTAACTTTCTTCTCAATCAATCCTTGCGGATTGTATGTCATATTTTTATTTACTTTTACTGAACCACCACTAGCACCCATAGGAGAAAAAACCAAAATGTCTTCAGTTTGTTTCATAGGTCTGGCATTAGCATGTAGAAAACCAGTTGTTTTTTTCTTTTTCCAGATCCACTCATACTTAAACCAATCAAGATTACTAATAACTAATTGACTGGTAAATGGTTGATCTGCTGTTAGAACTACAGCACCCGATGATTTCAACACCCTCCTATATTGTTCCCACAATTTATCAAGTGGAATAACTGTATCCCAAGATAAAACTCTATTATCACCTTTTTCCGAAATACCTTTACGGTCTGTAGTACCATAGGGAAGATCGCAGAGAATCAAATCAACTGATCCACTTGCAATTTGATTCATTTCTTCTAAACAATCACCTTGATATAAATCAAGCATGTAAATTACCCTCCCTCAGATACTTAATAGTACGTTCAAGTGATTCAATCGTATCACCCAACATACCAATACTACGATTACAATTATCACACAACCATCCACGATGTTCTAGTGTTTCATGATCATGATCAAATACTAATTTTTTATCAGTTCTTCCACAATTATAGCATGGAGTTCCCAACTCTGGACGTTTGGGTTTTCCTGCAAGTTTATATGCTTCGTTTTTACCTTGACTTACTTTTTTCGTACACTTTTTGCACTCAGGACGAAAATACTTATCACCACCAGTGTTGGTAGATTGATTGCGTCCAAAATACTCCTCATTTAGAGGATGAACAGCACCACATTTAGAACATTTACGAGTTTTCATCATTCAAAGAATGTCCTTACCAGAATCAAGACGTGATTGCACCCAAACTTTAACATTTTCAAAGGATGGTGCTGGTTGTGAACCATTCATCCAATTTTCATAGGGAAAGGGCCACATAACTGGATTCTCCATGAAAAGTTCATCTTCCTCTTCAGATTTGATTGCCCAGGGGTAGGCAATATAGCAAAGTTCTAGAATTTGCTCTTCAGTGAAAGGCATCGTGTGCTCCTTTGACTCTTTTAATATACACGGGATTGACTCCCATGGAGGGAATGGTGGACACTTCAATCAACTGGCACATCACCCCCAGTTTTCCATCCATTCATCTAAAGTATAACCTTCACCCGTGCTAGTTTCTTCTACTAACTCTTCTAAAGTCATTTCTATCAAGTCCTCACGATATTCTTCAGTTGTTTGATCATTTTCTGGGTCAAAATCATCATGGCAGAGATAGTCCCACTCTGCACATAGTGCATCAATTAGTTGTGCTTTAGTGTACTTCATCGGCGAATTTCAGAAATTGCGGGTTGACCTTGATTGAACACGACATCAACAACTGCCTGAACTTTGCGAGCAGTGCTGATACCAACAGAATCATAAGTTGGGACGCAAACTAAACCAAAAGTCTTCTCAGTGCTACCCAAACGAATCACACGACCGATAGACTGACTGATACCAATATAGTCCATGTTTCGCATGAAGATGACTGCTTCCAAACCACTGACGTTGATACCTTCAGACAGAATAGAGTGGTGGATGACAACAAACTTCTTCTCAGGATCTTTGCCCCAAGTGTTTAGTGTGTTGAAGAATTCTTCACGGTTGACTTTCTTGCCATCAATAATTGCACCTGTCTTAGATGTGATTGTCATCCAAGAATAACCACGTTGATATAATTCAGTGCAAAAGTTGGATTCTGACAGCAGACCGATGATTTGCTTGGTTGTGCGAGCACAAATCAAAGTTTTATCGATGTTGTTATCGTCAATCGTTTCAATAAGATTATCTGCATCCTCTGCATACATCACCTTACGACCTTTCACCAAAGGCAGTTGCTTAACAACAACCTTTGGGGGAAGAATATAACCACCATCAACAAGTTCAGGTGCAGGAACATTTACCAGAGTTTGTCCATATACATGACCCCAGTTCATTCCTGGTTTCTTGAATGTCAAACTGTGCTTGGGAGTTGCAGTGTAAAAGTAACAACGATCTGCGTTCTCTGCGAAGAACTCAGTAGCAGGGAAGAAGTTCTTCTTCACACTGTTATGTGCTTCGTCAAAGTAAATGTTGTTGACCTCAATATCTGCTTCCATCACACGATGAAGAGAATTGTAGGTAGTGAAGATGATAACATTCTCACCCACACTGCGCGCACAACTAGCATAAAGGTGAATCTTTTCTGCTTTAGTTGTACTGGTGTAGTGAGTTTCACCACTATGAACATGCATCACATGCAGATATGGGTCACTGTTGTTAGGATCAATAACCTCCATAAACTCAGAACACAGTTGCTCTGCCAGCAGAATACGCGGAGCAACAACAACAGTCGTCACACCACTATTGCAACGATCCATGGAAGATTTAGCATCC